TTAAATTACATATATTTGACGAGGCATTGCTCTAAACTTAAGTTGTTTGTTTAAGTTTTCGGCAAGTAATGCTTCTCTTTCCATAATCTTTTCAGGACGTAATCTTGTTAACCTACCTTCAGGTCCTATCAATTCGTCTATAAGTTTTGTTTTTTCATCTTTAGCCTCTGTTGATAAAGATGCGTAATCCATAGTCAAATCACCATCAGGTGCTTTTAAATTACCACTAAACTTACCACGAACTCTTGCCAGTGTTTCTTTACAATAAGCTGTAAACCACCTTCTCACCCAAATTTGTGCGGGGTTATTAAGTTTGTACCAACTAATCTTATTATACGGAACGTCAGAAGGTAATAATACGATATCTGGATTATCTGCCAAACATTTGTCCCTATCACCTTGTGAAGTATCATAATACCAATACCAAACTTGACCCTGAGCCAATTCTTGATTACCAAAGTCAAACTTACCACCAGGTGTATTTAAAAGGTGTAATGCTTTTTTACCACCCGGAAGTGCGGTAATGTAATATGTTAAATCACCGGCAAATATTCTTCTTTGTATGTTAACCTCTTGCATTCTTAATAACGTATCAAAAACGGGTGTTAAATAATAACTTCCCGCCATATTACCAATTTGAGCAAGTCCACCACCACCACCTAAACCAGTTCCAGTTCCAATACCAGCAAAACCACCTAAACCAAACATTAAATTATTTAATGTTGATGGAGTAAACCATAAAACCTCATTTATTTCACGACCCGCAGGTATTTCGTAAATTTGTTGGTTGGGAACAAGTTGTATATAATCTTTTTTAATTTCCCAATCACCACCTGCTTGTAGACCAACAATCTTAGAATAAGCATATGTATACCTTGTCTCAAAGTCCAAACTTTTCGTAACAAATGCTCTTGATAAAGATTGTGTGTCGAGATTTAAATTATATAATGAGGTCCATTGGGACTCAGTTAACCAATCTTGAACATATTGGGTATAGTCATCAATAGAGTACTCCAAAAGAGTATCCATCATTTCATCTTCTAATTCCACCGATCTTAAAGGAGCACCTAAAAGGTGTCTTACTTTTTGGTAGAATTCACTTCTTTCTGGTTCGTTGATAATTGCCATAGAGTTTTTCTCTATAAATATCTTATTGTTAGATAATAATTTTTTCCAATTGTTTCCTATAGAAATTAACTCTCTCTGAAAGAGATTCAGAACTACCTAATTCTTTGATTTTGTTTTTGAAATACTTTATCCTGTCTTGATAATATTGTATTTCTTTTTGTTTGTCCCTCTCTAAAGTTTTTTTGATTGGTGTCTTAATAGGTTCACTAGTTACGTCTACTTTGAAATTACTTTTCAATGGTAATTCATAAAAATAAATTAAAAATGTTGACGTATAGTTAGGGTTATCTATTGTTAATATTCTACTTGGATCATTTCTAAACATTAAATACTTTTGTTCTTTTCTATCGACAAAAACAAAAACATCAACATTATCACTCTTATACTTAGTTGATTTAACCCAAGACGGAATTACGAAATAATAACCTCTTTCACCACCATCGTATAATTTAATATTATTACTTTCAACAGGTTTGACTTGGAAATAAATCGTTTCCCCATTCTTAAACTTTAGAACGATGTCCTGACCTTTTTTTCTATCGTTAACGTCACCTGAACAATGTTCGTACAATTCGTAAGTAATACCTTCATTTTCAGGAAGTAATTTATAAGATTCTCTGATTATGTTTTTAGCGTAATCTTCATTTAAATGCCCGGACTCAATGGTGGTTTTATTAAGGTTAACTAATCTTTCGGTGTACATACCATCATTAGAAAAAAGATCATAGGCATGTGAATTAATCCAATTACCGAAATCTTCCAACCCTTCGGTTTCTTCCATCCATATTTTTTGTATTTCAGCATGAACCAATGAATTGGTATCAAAACGATTTATGATAGACCATTGACTTGTTCCACCATATTTCCTTTCCGCAAAATCACCACCTAAAACACCAATGTCTGTTTTACATTTTCTTTTTTGTATTTTACCAATACATCCGTATTTGAATTGTTGATTAAAACAACCTTCATATTGAGTATTAATTAACTTTCTAAGTTGAGTTGGGGTTAGAGGAAAGGAGGATTTTTTCATTGCTTCCGTTATTACATCACTATCCTCAATATCTTCTTTCAGATTTTTCTTATTGTTTTTTGACGTGTAGAGTTCCTCAACAAATTCCCAATTTACGACATCCCAAAACTTATTGATATATTCATCACGTTTGTTTTGATACTTTAGATAGTAAGCGTGTTCCCAAACATCAAGACCCAACAAAGGATATCCACCACCTTTAACAATGTTCATAAGTGGATTGTCTTGATTTGGTGTGGACATAATTTTTAACTTACCACCCTTTGTCAAATATAACCAAGCCCAACCAGAACCAAAACGATCTTTAGCGGCTTGATTAAATTCATCTTTCATTTTTTTGATGTTACCAAAATCTTCTTTGATCTTTTTTAAAATTTCACCTTTTGGTAATTGTTTCTTTGGTGATAACATTTTCCAAAACAAAGCGTGATTAAATGCTCCACCGGCATTGTTCCTAACTTTATCATCAAACTTACTAATGGATTTTACAATTTCTTCTAAATCCATATCACCCTCTTTATCCTTGATCGATTTGTTCAACTTATCAACATAACCCTTATAGTGTTTGTTATAGTGAATATTCATCGTCTTAGAATCGATAAATCTTTGTAACGCTGAATATGAGTAAGGTAGTTTTTCAATACCTACTTTTTTCATCTCAACCAATAAATTTTCTTTGATTGTTTCTTTCTCTGTTAATAAAATTTGTTCTGATAAAATATTAACCCTACCATTAATACCTTTGTTTTCATACATAAGTTTTTCTAAGTCAGGGTGTTTTTCTTCAAACTTTTTAACTAATTGACCAGCAAATGCGTTTGCCTCATCTTCGTTTTTACCACCGATGTTTGGTCCGGGTTCTCTACCTAAAATAGTCATTTGATATTCATGAACCCACTCATGTGCGAGTGTTCTCATGATATCACGATTTAATCTACCTTTAGCTAAAACTTTAATTAGGTTATCACCTCGTCTACTTCCCGTAGACATGTCACCCTTTCGACCATCCACAAAGAGTACTTTTAAATCTTTTTTTAATGGATATTCTTGTTGCAAAAGTATTACAAACTCATTAACAAGGTCTTTGTGTTTTTTTAAATCGGGGTTTTCGTATTTGATTGAAAGTTTCATCTTTGATAAATATTCATTTAATCGAAAGATTATCGTCTCTTATTAATTAGATTTAAGATTTCCTCAACTATGTCACCGGTATTTTCAGGTTGTTCGTCACCCATAACGGTTCTGATTATCTGTTTTTTACGATTTAGAATGTCATAGATTGCCCCCTCTATTGTATTTTCAAACAAAGGATAATAAACCAATACATTAGATTTTTGACCATAACGATACGCTCTATCTTCAGCTTGCGCGTGTTCTGCGGGAACAAAAGACAAGTCATTCATTATAACAACCTCAGCAGCAGTTAAAGTTAAACCAACACCCGCGGCTTTTAAGTTCCCAACAAATACTCTTGTTTTATCATCGTTTTGAAATGAGTCAACAGCTTGTTGACGAACCGCATTAGAACAACTACCATCAAGATAAACCGCTTGTTTTCCGAAATGTTGATAGATCGTTTGAAGTGTGTCCGTAAAGTTGGTGAATATAATAACTTTCTTACCTTGTTCTAAAATGTTCTCAACAAACTCAATTGTTTGTTTTGTTTTTTCATTTGCAATAACCTTTCTAACTTTCATTAGTTTAGAGAACTGAACCGTAAGAGATGATGACTCATCAGGGTTTCTATCATACCAATCAAAATATTCACCCATCAAATCTTCATACTCTTTTGATTTTAACCTCAAATAAACAGGTGTGATAATTTTATCAGGTAAATCTAAAACTTCCTCTTTTAATCTACGAAGAATTTGTTTTGATGTTCTATCTCTTAATTCCTCAAGATTTGATGCTCCCATTACGTTCCAAACCTTTCTTTTACCGGCAGTGAATTGAAACCCTTGACAATATCTAATTGCGTATGCTTTCCAATTCTGAGCAACAGGACTCTCGATTAAGTTCAATAAGTTGTAGTAGTTCATAGGACGAGATGTCATAGGTGTTCCCGTTAATAACCAAACCTTATCTACTTTTTTTGCAAAACTATTTATGATCTTTGTTCTTTGTGCTTGAACATTTGAGATCATATGTGCTTCATCCAAAATCACTAAATCAAATCCACTCTGCAATAATAATGACTCATCTTTTTTCTTTGGGTCTGAGTCGTGAAAGTTTTTAAGGATGTCGTAATTTATAATAACAAAATCATGTTCGGTTGAGAATTTCTTTCCTTCCGCAATAAAAACAGGTCTATCTGAATAATTTGCGATTTCTCTTTGCCAATTTATCTTTAAAGACGCGGGACACACAATGAGAACTTTTTTAGAACCCGCCTCTAACGCTGCGATAATTGTTGATGTTGTTTTACCAAGACCCATATCATCGGCAAGAATAAATCGTTTTGAACCTGCTAATTTTTCAATTGCGATTTTTTGATGTTCTAATGGTGGTCGGTGAGAATACTTTGAGTAATCAATACTAACGGACTCAACTTTATGGGTTTTGATGAGTGCCGATTTTGGTACCCAAAGCTCACTTAATTTGTCTGAATCAAAAAACTTTCCCCAAACATGATATGATTTTTCTTTTTCAACCAAAAGTTTCTCAACGTAAATTTGTTCAGGAACTTGTAGTAGATATTTTTCTTCTGCGAACTTTTTTGCGAAGTATGTGTCTAACTCAACCCATTTACGAGCAACCTTTGGTGCGGTGTCATAATATGTTGTAATATATTCAGCCTGACTTCTTGTAGGATAAAATTTACTTGACACTTCTTTCTTGTGTTTTAGATATAGAATGTAGTTATTTGCTCCACTATATACCTCAAGTAAATCCAAAGCCTTATGTTCAATAAGTGTTTTAGTGTTATCCAAAATTTGTTTTTATTAAAAATAATCATAAAAAGAATATTTATCAATAAAAGATCAATATGAATGGTAGTGTTCCAATTAGTAGATTAGGTAAATTTTTTGGTGAGAACGATTTTAACCTTGAGGTTGGGATGGGTCAAGAATGGTTAATTGGTGATATGAACTTCACTTGTGTTCTTTATAGAGTCGATAAAAACAAAATAAAAACTGATGACGTTTATGGTGAGGTGGTCCAAGATGGGATCAAATATTTACCACCTGTTGAGTTTAATGCTTATGTTGGGATTGCGGCACCTGAAAATAAAATGTTGGGGTCAACAAGAATAGATCAATTAGAGCCGGGTAATATTACAGTTTCTGTTTATATTAAAACTTTAAACGACTTAGATATTGATATTGATTTTGGTGATTATATAGGATATTACGATAGTGAAAACTTTGTTAGATATTATACGGTTGTTAATGATGGTCGTGTGGTATCGGATTTGAAACACACATACAAAGGATACAAACCATTTTACAAAACCATAATCGCGGCTCCTGTTGGACCAAATGAATTTAGAGGATTATAATGGCATTACCAAAAAAAGTTAAACCAACATTACCTTTAACGTACCCCAAAACTCTTTTACCGAGAAGGGAACAAATAAAGGACATGATCACAAAGGACGGTACTTACCTTCCTAAATCTTTGTTGCATGCCGATTTGGATGGTGGGTTTTTAGATTTTGTTAAGGAAAAATTTAACATAACTTCCGAAGGTAAAACAATACCTGTTGTTGATATTTTGGTGACAACTCAAAACTGGTCACAGTTTGTTGAGACGTGGGACTTTCAAAATATAGATAAGAACGTCGAACCTCCATTCATTACGGTAATCAGAAATCCTGAAGTTAAATACGGAAACAATCCTGCGGTTATGTATAACATACCAAACAGGAGAATGTATTATTATATGGAAGTTCCGACTTGGGACGGTAATAGAGTTGGTGCTGACATTTACAAAATACCTCAGCCAGTTCCTATTGATATTAAATTTACGGTTGCAATTATCTGTAATAGAATGAGGGAGGCGAACACCCTTAACCAAAGAGTTATGGAAACGTTCGCATCAAGACAAGCGTATCAAGTAATTAAAGGACACTACATTCCAATTATAAATGACGGGTTCTCCGATGAATCATCTTTAGATTTAGAAAAAAGAAAATATTATATCCAAAAATATGAATTCACTATGATGGGATTCTTAATGGACGAAAACGATTTTGAGGTAACACCGGCAATTTCAAGAGCATTCCAAATGTATGAGGTGGATCAAAGACCTGTTAAACGACCACAAAAAAGACAACAACCAACACAACTTGAAACAATTGGGTTTAATTATCCTTTAGGTGTTGATAGTCAGGAATATTTTTTCAGTTACACTTGTAATTTATATTTTGAACAATCGGAAAACATCGAATCATATTCGGTTTACATTAACGACAATTATTATGGTGATGATGTAACTGAAATACAAATTAATACTGATGATAATTTGAGGATTGATATTGTTAAATTAATTGACGATATGCCAACATCACTATCGTTCAGTCAGAAATTAATTTAACGTTCCCCATAAATGTCTTTTTTTTCTTGACATTTTTCCATAATTAAGTTCTCCAAAAACCTATACATTTTAATACCACGTTTGTCACAATATGCCTTCAGGACACCGTGAACATCAACGTCAATTTTAAGGTTTTTTATCTTCTTATTATCTTTAGACATAGGGGCAGAATTAAGGCAGAATAAAATCTTACCAAAATATAAATACTTTCTATAATGTAAAGTTTTTCGTGTTTTGACAAGTATTTATAGGAAAATAAATAAATAAAAGAAATTTATAGTATGGCAACAAACAGTAAGGTTTTTGTTTCACCAGGCGTCTATACTTCAGAGGTTGACTTGAGCTTTGTAGCACAAAGTGTCGGAGTTACTACTTTGGGTATTGCGGGAGAAACTTTGATAGGACCGGCTTTTGAACCAATCTTTATTACAAGTTTTGATGAATTCCAAACCGTATTCGGTGGGACCTCACCTGAAAAATTTGTTAATACTCAGATTCCAAAGTACGAAGCCGCGTATATCGCAAAAGCATATTTACAACAATCTAACCAATTGTTTGTAACTAGAATTCTTGGTTTATCTGGCTACGATGCTGGACCGTCTTGGTCTATCACAACTGTAGCTAATGTTGACCCAAGTACGATTGATGTATGGTGTTTAAGTTCAGTAACTGACTTTACCACTTGTGTAACAACTTGTGTAACACCAAAAGAATTAACATTCAGTGTTGAGTTCACCGGATGTACAAATAGTTCAACAACTATTGGTTATCAAACATCATTCCCACCAGAAATTGAAAGTTTATTATTAAGTCAATACGAAGAGTTTAATGGAGATACTTCAACATTAAATACTCAAATCCAAAACTTAATTTTTAACATAATCACAAGTTCTAATCCGTATACTGCGGAAGACGAACAAATCGCATACTTCGGTTCTATTGCAACTGATGATTATGATGTTTTAAATGGTTCAGGATTTAATGTTGAAACTAATGTATTTGAAGTTCCTTCAGTATCGTTAGATGAAACTGATTTATTATCACCACTTAACGACTCTTGGTACTACGCATTATTTAACAATAATGGTAATACAAATTATTCTGGTTTCTCATTCTTTACGTATGTGTCAGGTTTAACGGCATATTTCCCTAACCCAACACCTACACCAGGAGTAACCGCATCACCAACACCGACTCCGTCGTTTGTTAATCCTTGTATTACACCTTCACCTTTCACATCACCAACACCTACACCAACACCTGTAAACATAGATTGTTATTCAGGTACTATTGTTGGTAAGATATACTATTATACAGGTACATCTTATGTTGATTACGATAACGTTGTTGTTAGCACATTAAGATCAAGAGGTATATCTACATATACAACAGATAATAACCCAGCATATTCTGTGACAGGTACATCTGAAGTAACATTAGATATGGCAGGTCAATATGCTGGTGTTCTTAAAAATCCATACCTAACATTCGGTGTTAATGTGACAGACAAATTCGGTACGGCATTTAAGTTCGAAACATCGTTAACTCAAAATGATCCTGAATACGTAACTAAAGTGTTCGGTATTACTAACTTCCAAAAACCAAGAATTGAAGTTCCTGTTTTTGCTGAAGAGGTATTCCAATCATTCTTAAATTACTCTTGGAGAAAAGGTTATATCAAAGGTTTAAACCCTAACTTAATCGCTTTAGAATCAGCACAGAGTGGTGACGCTAACTCAATTGGTTGGTACTTAGACAAATGGCAAACACCGGCTTCACCTTATGTGGTATCTGAATTAAGAGGTAATAAAGTTTATGACTTATTTAGATTCTATACAGTATCCGATGGTGACGCGGCAAACACATTAATTAAAATCTCAATCATTAATCAAACTTACAACAATTTAACTTTTGATGTATTGATCCGTGATTATTTTGATACTGATGCAAATCCAGTTGTTATAGAGAAATTTACAAACTGTTCAATGAACCCAACTGAAAACAACTTCGTTGCTAATAAGATTGGTACATTAGATGGTGAGTACGCATTGAACTCTAAATATGTTATGGTTGAAATGAGTGAAGACGCTCCGATCGACGCATTACCTTGTGGATTTAACGGATTCAACTTTAGAAATTATGCGGGTGCTAGTTCACCATTCCCAATTATCAAAGGTAAATACGACTTCCCTGGTGAAGTTATCTATAACCCACCATTTGGTTTATCAACGGGTAATGATGATGCTTTAATTAGCCCAGGAGATAACGTAAGAAGAACTTACTTAGGTATATCTAATAGTTTAGGTTGGGATCCGGCATATTTCGAATATGTTGGTAAGAGAAACCCAATCAACACTTGTGATATTGATGGTTTACCATTTAATTACAGATCAGCTGGTTTCCACATGGATGTAAATGCAAGTGGTTTAACAATCGGACCTGAGTTCTCAACAAGTGGTGACCCAAGATTCATCTGTGGTAATTCACCATTCATTACTGATCCTGAATTACCAACAAACGCTTACTATAGATTGTTCGCTCGTAAGTTCACATTCTTAGTACAAGGTGGTTTTGACGGATGGGATATCTACAGAGAGTGGAGAACAAACACTGATAATTTCCAAATTGGTAGAACCGGATTCTTAAGAGGGGCTTGTCCTTCTACAAGATACCCTAACGCTACAGGATGGGGAGCATTTAAAGAAATTTCTTTAGGTGATGGAACTCAAAACTTTGCAAACTCTGACTACTACGCATACTTGTTAGGTCAACAAACATTTGCAAACCCTGAAGCGGTAAACATCAACGTGTTTGTAACACCGGGTATTGATTATGTTAACAATAGTAACTTGGTTGAGTCAGCAATTGAGATGATTGAGTTCAACAGAGCGGATTCGCTTTATGTGTGTACTACACCTGACGTTGATATGTATGTTCCTTCTCTTAACGGACAAGATTATTTAATCTACCCAACTGAGGCGGTTGACAACTTAGACAACACAGGAATTGACTCTAACTACACCGCTACTTACTATCCGTGGGTATTGACAAGAGATAGTGTTAATAACACTCAAATCTACATCCCACCAACAGCAGAGGTTACGAGAAACTTGGCATTAACAGATAACATCGCATTCCCTTGGTTCGCGGCGGCGGGTTACACTCGTGGTATTGTTAATTGTATTAAAGCTCGTAAGAAGTTAACTCAAGAAGATAGAGACATTCTTTACATAGGTAGAATTAACCCAATTGCAACCTTCTCTGATGTAGGTACGGTAATTTGGGGTAACAAAACTTTACAAGTTAGAGAATCTGCTCTTGACAGAATTAACGTAAGAAGATTGTTACTACAAGCTCGTAAATTGATATCAGCAGTATCTGTAAGATTATTGTTTGAACAAAACGACGCACAAGTAAGACAAGATTTCTTAAACGCGGTTAATCCAATCTTAGATGCAATCAGAAGAGATCGAGGTTTATATGACTTTAGAGTTACGGTATCCAACGATCCTGAAGATATTGATAGAAACCAATTGACAGGTAAGATTTATATCAAACCTACAAGATCACTTGAATTCATCGACATCACATTCTACATTACTCCGACAGGAGCATCGTTTGAGAATATATAAGTTGGTTTATATTCATATGAAAAGGGGGGACGAAAGTTTCCCCTTTTTTTATTTATAGTGATATTTATTTATATGAATTACAAAAAAGTTGTTAAACAGATTATTTCGGAGATCATTCACGATCAAATGAAACCTACGATGAAGTATTATGCTTTTGATTGGGACGATAACCTTATGTATATGCCAACAAAGATTTATACTAAAGACGATAAGGGTAAAGTTGTTGGTATGTCCACAGAAGATTTTGCAGAATACAGAACTGAGATCGGGAAAGAACCTTTTGATTATGAGGGACACACTATAGTTGGTTTTGATGAAAATCCGTTCAGAGACTTCAATGTACCTGGAGATGAAGGTTTCTTAAGAGATGCAATGAAAGCACCTACAGGACCGGCATGGGACGATTTTGTTGAGGCGGTTAATAACGGGTCGGTCTTTTCAATCATTACAGCAAGGGGACACACCCCAACCATTCTTAAAAATGCTGTTTATAATCTTATTAAGAAAAACAAACACGGTATTAGTGAAAAAGAATTGGTTAAAAACTTAAAAAAGTATAGAGAATTGGCTGATGAGGAAGATTTGTCTGACGATGAACTAGTACGATCTTATTTAGATATGAATAGATATCACCCTGTAAGTTTCGGTCAAGGTTCGGCTGCCAACCCTGAACAATTAAAAGTAGATGCTATGAAAGAATTTATGACCTACGTTCAAAACCTTTCTAGACAATTACAAGAAAAGGCATTTATGAAAAATAAGATTAGCAATTATTTTGTTCCTTATATTGGTTTTTCAGATGATGACTTAAGGAATGTTCAAGCAATGAAGAAACATTTTGATGATGAAACTGGTTTAGAAATTTATCATACAGGAGGAGGAAAGAAGACTAAATACTAATTTAGTTGTGACTAGTAAATGTATAACTTGAAAAATATTTGAAGTAAATAGAAAATTTTTTATTTCACACTATTTATAATAAAAATAAAAGACAAAAGTAAAAAAATAAGATATGGCTGATTTGTTAATGAAAATGCCGATCCCTTACGAACCGAAAAGGGAGAACCGATGGATTTTGAGATTTCCATCATCACTTGGTATTAATGAGTGGTACGTTGAGACGACATCTAGACCAAAACTTACTATCAACACAACTAAGATTGACTTCTTAAATACTTCAACGTATGTTGCAGGTCGTTTTGAATGGGGTGAACTTCCAGTTACTTTCCGTGATCCAATCGGACCTTCAGCATCACAAGCTGTAATGGAATGGATTCGTTTATGTGCTGAGTCAGTAACAGGTCGTATGGGATATGCTGCGGGTTATAAAAAGAATGTTGACCTTGAAATGTTAGACCCAACAGGAGTTGTGGTTGAGAAATGGATTTTAGAAGGTACATACTTAACAGGATATGATGGAGGATCTCTATCATACTCAAATGATGGTATCGCTAAGATTACTGCAAACATGAGAATGGACCGTTGT